TGCCTCTTAAATAGGATGTGCCTCCAAGACTATTAATCCAAGCCATTTCTGGCTTGATTCTTGTTTTTCCGTCTATAATTTCCCACCTACTATTTTCTGGACCAATAGCAATTCCGTTATAATTTTCTGTACCAAGAGCTAATTTTGAAAACTCTTCATAAAGAGAGTCAGCATCTAAATTTTTATACAAAGGATTACGAGCTAAACTTTGCCAAAGTAATTTGTACATAGTTGCTTCCGATTCTTTTGAAAGTCCTAACTTTCTCACGTTTGCTACTATTTTTCCCATTTGCTCGTTTAATTGAACAGGTGTTAAACCAGGGTTTTCAAGCAAATTAATAGTAGAAACTATTTCTGCCTGTCCTAATTGCGTAGTTTTTTCTAAATAATTTTTTAATTGACTTGCCCTGTCATTCATTCTGTGTTGCAAAATTTGCGGTTGCAAATTGTTATGCTCAAAAATTCCTAACTTAGTATTTTTATATATAA